AGCGCCTGCGTGGCGGTCCGGACGAGGTCAAGGCGGCGCTGGTGGCGACGGCGCGCGAGGATGGGCCATCGGTGCGCATCAGCATTCCGCAGGATCCCGGCCAGGCCGGAAAGACGCAGGTGCTGGATTATACCCGGGCGCTCGTCGGATACCGGGTCGAGAGCAGTCCTGAGACGGGCGACAAGGCCACCCGCGCCGGACCCGCGGCCAGCCAGTGGAATGTCGGCAACGTCTCGATCGTGGCGGGAGACTGGAACAAGGCTTTTACGAGCGAACTGGCGGCCTTCCCCAATGGAACCAAGGATGATCAGGTGGACGCGCTGAGCCGGGCATTCTCGATGGTTGGACTTGCGCCGCCGCCCATGCGGATCAGCAAAGAGGCGCTCGCAGCGTCACAGCTTCGGCTTCGTCGGTGAAGGCCAAAGGTAAATCGCCGAAGCGTTCGATGAGCCGCATTGCGGTTGATTCGGCGCCGCAGCGCATGCCGGCCGTCGCGGAGAACGTATGGGTCGTCGCGGAGCCTCCGCCGGGCGTGGTGCCCGCCGATGCGCCGCGGCTCGCGTGCGACGACCTCTACACCAACGCCGCCGCCTCGCCTTACATGGCAGGGCTTGGTGTTTACGCCGGCTATTACGCCTTTCCCGGCTTTCCTTACCTAGCCGCGCTGGCGCAACAGACTGAGTATCGGCAGGGGTTTGAGACCGTCGCGCGGGAAATGACCCGCAAATGGATCAAATTCAAATGCGCGAGTGGGAAGAAGAAGGCCGGCAAGCTGAAAAAGCTTGAGGCCGCCATGAAGCGCCATAAGGTCCAGCATAAAGTGCGCCGCTTGTTGGAGCTGGATGGCAATTTCGGACGAGCGCACCTCTACATCGACACCGGCGTGCCGGACGCAGATCGTTCTATCCCGCTGATCGACGATGCGCGGGTTGTCGGAAAGGGCAAGCTGAAGGAATTGGTGGTGGTAGAACCCATGTGGTGCTACCCCGCCGAATATAACAGCACCGATCCGACCAAGAAGAACTTCTACGTGCCAACAATGTGGTATGTGATGCAGGTTCGGGTGCACGCGACTCGCCTTATCACGATCGTCAGCAGCCCCGTGCCAGACCTGTTGAAACCCGCCTATTCGTTTGGCGGCGTATCGCTGGTGCAGCGCATGCAAGTCGCCGTGAACAATTTCACCCGCACGCGCCAAAGCGTGTCGGACATTACGCACTCCTTCAGCACGATGGTTCTGGAGACGGACACCAGTTCGGCGTTCAATGGCGGCAATGGCACGGACCTGACCTACCGTGTCCAGATGTTCAACAACTATCGCGACAACAGTGGATGTTTCGTCGTCAACGCGACAGGTCCTGGTTCGAACGGCGTTGGCGAAAAGCTCTATAACGTCGCCGCCCCCCTCGGCACGCTGGATGCGCTCCAGGCTCAGGCGCAGGAGCAGCAAGCACCGGTCATTGGGTGCCCCTTGGTGGTGCTACTAGGCTACACGCCGGCCGGCCTGAATGCGTCGGCAGAGGACCAAATCCGGGTCTGGTATGACCGCATCCACGCCAACCAGGAAAACACGCTCCCGGATTGTTTGGACCGGATCATCACCCTGCTCCAGCTCAGCGAATTCGGCGCGGTCGATCCCGACATCACTTGGGATTTCGTGCCGCTCTTTCAGTTAGACGAAGCGGGCCTAGCGGCGGTGGAAAAGACCCGCGCCGAGACCCACGCGATCTACGCGAACGATATCGGCGCGGTTGATCCAACGACGGTGCGCGAGGTTGTGGCTTGCGACGAAGCCAGCCCGTATCACGGCCTGGACTTGGAAGGCGATGCGCCTGGGCCGCCGCCTGAGCCAGCGAATGAGGACGATCCGAGTTCGGAGGGCGATGTTCCAGGCGAGCCTAAAAGGGAAGAGGTATCCGGCGTATAGGCTTCGGCCATCGCGTTCCACACGCGCAGTGCACTGTCGGCATCTTCGAACGGCCATCCGTCCACGATGTCATGGGCCATTTCGCGCAGCACGCGACCGCCGGCCTCGCACATTTCGGGCGTGGGATGAGGAAGGGGTGGCATCGGTGCCCACTAGATTGCCCTTGAAGACCGGCAAAAGCCAGACCGCGCGCCCGGCCCATCCCAATGTCGGCCTGGAATTAGCCTATCGCCGGCGCCTTGATGCGCTGGTGGATGAAATGAACGCGAGCCTTCTCTACTGGCTCAGCGCCGCCTATCGGGCGAACGAGCCTGCGACCGGCTTGGCTATGGATCGATCGGTTGCGGACATCCTGAATGCCATCATGAAGCGTCTGGCGCGGCGGTGGACGCGGAGGTTCGATGACGCGGCCAAGAGCATGGGAGAGTGGTTCGCCAAATCGTCGGCGGCCCGATCGGACGCGGCGCTGAAGGCATCACTGAAGCGCGCCGGATTCTCGGTCAAATTTCAGGCGACGCCGGGGCAGATCGATGCCGTGCAAGCCGTGCTGGCGGAAAATGTCGGGCTGATCCGCTCCATCGCGAGCGAGCATTTGACCGACGTGCAGGGTATTCTGATGCGCTCGGTCAGCACCGGTCGCGATCTCGGCGCCATGACGGACGAGCTGCAGAAGCAATTCGGTGTGTCGAAGCGGCGGGCAGCCCTGATCGCGCGCGATCAGAACAACAAGGCCACGGCGGTCATCGTGAAGACGCGGCAGCAGGAACTGGGGATCACGCACGCGACATGGCAGCATAGCCATGGCGGCAAGCATCCCCGACCCGAGCACGTGAAAGCGAACGGCAAGCCCTACGAAATCGCCAAAGGGATGTTCCTAGAAGGCAAATGGGTGTGGCCCGGAACGGAGATCAACTGCCGATGCGTGTCGAGGTCGATAGTGCCGGGGCTGGAGCGGTAGACCGCCTCGCCTTTGACCGCAGCACCAGGCGGATCGATGCCGAAGGGCGGCTGCACGTAGCGGTCAACAACATTACGAAGGCATGCGTAAACGGCTACAGCGGCGCCGAAATCATGAAGGGAGCCATGAACGGCGAAAGCCTTTCACTGGACCCCAACCGCCAATACATGCTGCTGCGCGCGCCGGAAGAGCTGAAGAAAGCACTGCCAACGGCGAACAACATCCAGTTGCTACGCAAGCACGTGGGCGTGTCGGCTGCGGACCCCAAGCACATGGATATTGTCGGCAGCACCGGCACCAATGCCGAGTGGGTCGATCCGTATATCCAGAACAGCCTCGTCGTCTGGGAAGCCAAGGCCATCGCCGGTGTCGATACCGAGATGCAGTGCCAGCTTTCCAGTTCCTATAGATACAATGCCGATATGACGCCCGGCGAATACAAGGGCGAGAAATACGATGGCGTCATGCGCGACATCGCTTTCAACCACGTGGCCCTGGTGGAAGTCGGCAGGGCTGGACCGGACGTGCTGGTCGGAGACGAGAAACCCAGTTTTAAGGATGTGCCCCCCATGGCTGTAACCAAGAAAGCGGCCCTTGCAGCCATTGCAGCGGCTTTTAACGATCAGGTGACGAGGCTCGCCAGCGACGCCGCGCCGGCCGTGCGCAAGACGCTGATAAAGCTAGCAGCGGACGCCAAAAAAGAGGCGGACGATTGCGACGAAACCGAAATGGCGGCCGATGAGCCGGTCGAGTTCAAGGGCATGCCAAAAACCGGCGGCAAGATGGTTGGCGACAAGGCGAAGGACGAGAAGCCCGACGACCAGGACGAGGACGAGACGGACGAAGAATACGCCGACCGCAAGAAGCGAGAGGCCGAGGACCGCAAGAAGGCCCGCGATTCGGCTCGCGCCGCGAAGGATCGCGCCAAAGACGAAAGCGCCGAGGAAAAGGAAAAGCGCGAGGCGCGTGAGAGGTCGGAAAAAGCCGAGGATAAGGCAAAGGATCGCAAGGCGATGGATAGCGCCATTGCGACGGCCATAGCCGCCAATGACGCCAAGCACCGCGACATCGCCACCGCGCGCGAGGCGGTGCGGCCGTTCGTGGGCGACGTGCTCGCCATGGACAGTGCCGAGGAAATCTATCGGCTCGGCTGTCAGACGAAGGGCATCGACCTCACCGACGTGCCGACTGGCAGCCCGCTCGGCGTCTACCGCGCCCTGCTCAACACCGCTGCGTCGGCGGCGCCGGGCTTGCGCCTAGCGACGGACAGCGGCGGAGGCGACGCCGCGGCCAAATTTCAGGCGCGGTTCCCCGCCGCCGTCATCCCCCGGAGGGCATAAGCCATGGCGACCCCGCAGACCTTCGTAAACAACCAGTTGCCGCCCGGCATTTCGGGCGAATTCTGCTCCGAAAATCCGCGGCACTCGATGCTGGCTGGCGTTGGAGCGCTCGTTGCTGGACCTGCCGGCCTGACCGTTGGCCAGTTTGCTTGGGCGACCGAAGCCGGCATGGCCGTCAACAACAACGCACTGGGCGGCCGGCTGGGCTTCGCCACGATCTACCAGCCGGTGGTCAACCCCGGCTTCTTGCAGGCATTCGGATCGCTGGTGCAGCCAGGTCAGGAATGCGTGCTGCACGACGATTGCGATGTGTGGTGCTATTTCGCCGCCGGCGCGCAGATCGGGCAGAAGGTGTTTGCGGCCTATGCCAATGGGGCGGCGAGTGCCGCCGCCGCTGGTTCCACCGTGGCGGGCGCATCGGCGACGGCGGCCATTGCCGCCAACGCCACCTGCACCTTCACTGGCACCATTGCGGCGCCGGTGTTCCCCGATACAGGCCTGTTCGTCCTGACTGCCAGCGCGGTCACCGGCACGA